CCTACTGTCCACCCGGACGTGCAGGAGTGGATGTCCGAGAACCCCTGGTTCGACGACCGCAAGAATCCAGAACTGGTGGAGTACGCCAACGGCGCAGCTTTATCCATTCAAGATCGGGAAATGAAGAAGCCCCAGGCCGAACGACTCACCCCCAAGCAAGTCCTGGCCGAGGTTGCCAAGAAGACTCGCAAGGTCTTCGCCAAGCAGTTCGAGGAGTTCGAATCTCCTGCCCCAGGTATGGTCGAAGGTGGTGGCGGCGGTGGCTCCTCCTTCACCCCGGCCAAGTCTGGCAAGGGCTTCAACTCTCTCCCCGCCGAAGTCAAAGCTCAGTTCGAGCGCTTCTACAAAGCGGGCTTCTATGTCGAGGGCGATAAGAAGATGGACAAGGCCAAAGCCCAGGCCGAATACTTCTCCAACTACCAGTAAGGAACCATCATGAGCAAGCAAGACCAGCACGAAGGCATCCCCACCCGTGAGGCTATCGCGCCGCAAGTACGGTCCATCACAGATCGCGAAACGGCGGGCCGTTCCCGCCGTCCGATGCTCGGCGGATCGAAGCTTGGTGTCGATTGCAGCAAACTTATGGCAAGTGGGTTATACTGCCACTGGATCAACGACTATCCCAATAGGGTGAATGAGGCCCTGGCTAACGGATACGAGTTCGTCTCCCAGAGTGAAGTCGAGATAGAGCCGGGAATGGGCGCTGCAAGCGCTGACTCCGGCGACCGAGTTAGCCGTATCGTAGGGCACACCGAACAGGGCGGGCCGCTGGTAGCCTACTTGATGAAGATCAAGCAGGAATGGAAGAACGAGAACGATGCGTTCTACCAGAAGCGGGCCGCAGCAATCGACAAGGCCATTCGAACGGGAACGACTACGCCGGTGGAAGGTGCCTACATTCCGAAAAGTGGCATCGACTACGGCTCGACGACTTCATAATTCTGGAGAATGACAATGGCAAACCCTGCCGCTCCGCATGGCCTCCAGCCGGTCCAGACCCAGGACGGAAATCCCTGGAACGGCAAGGCGAACCTGTACCACATCCAGTCGACCGACACCAAGGCTTACTACAATGGCGACATTGTTCAGTTGGTCCCTGCTGCCGGTCTGAACGGCTCCACGCAAGGTTCGGACATCAACGGTGTCCCGAACATCACCGGCTTCACCGGTTCCCAGACAGCTTGCTTGCCCATCGGCGCTATCGTCGGCGTGCAGGTTGCCCCTATCGGTGTCGGCGCTGGTCAAACTCAAGGCACCGCAGTCAACTTGAACCTCCAGTTCGTGCCAGCCGCCAAGCTGAACGACTACTACGTTTGGGTGGCGGACGATCCTTCGCTGCTGTTTGAAATCCAAGGCTCGGCTTCTCTCGCGGCAGCGCAAGCTACCACGGTGGGTTCCAACGCCTCGTTCTTGCCCACGGCTCCTGCCAACACAATCGGACCTCTCTCGGCAACGGTGGTGGATACCATCGCTGTGACGGCTACCCTGCCGCTGAAGATCGTCGGAATTCCCTACCGCCCCAACGTCGCATTCGGTGTGAACATGCCGCTGTTGGTTGTCTTCAACACGCATCAGTACGGCAAGCCGTCTCCTGGCACTGTCGGCGTCTAAACCTAACCACAACGGAGAATCATCATGGCAGTTGGTGGCATCATCAATACAGGCACCCACCCCAAAGCCTTGTGGCCGGGTATCAAGGCGTGGTGGGGTCGGACCTACGCGGAGCATCCCGAAGAATGGCCGATGCTCTTCGAGCAGGACACCTCGCACCAGAACTACGAGGAAGATGTCCAGATCACCGGCTTCGGGTTGGCTCCGGTCAAGCCCGAGTCTGGCGGTACGATCTACACCTCGGAACTCCAGGGCTTCATCTCCCGCTACGTCCACCTCACGTACAGCCTCGGCTACATCGTGACGCAGGAAGAGTTGGAGGATGACCTCTACGAGAAGGTGTCCAAGCGGCGTGCTGCGAGTCTGGCATTTAGCTTCCGCCAGACCAAAGAGAACGTCGCAGCGAACATCTACAACAACGCGTTCACCACCGGCTTCAACGGCGGCGACGGAGTGAGCTTGCTGAACGTGGCTCACCCGAACACCTCGGGCGGTTCGTTCTCGAACATGCTCGCAGTGGGCGCCGACTTGTCGGAAGCGTCGCTCGAAGACCTCATCATCCAGATCATGGGTACGGCGGATGACGTGGGCAACCTCATCAACATCATGCCGCAACGCTTGATCGTTCCGCGTCAGGAATGGTTCAATGCCAACCGAATCATGAAGTCGGTGTTCCAACCGGGCACGGCCAACAATGACATCAACGTCATCAAGGCTACTGGCGCCATCCCAGGCGGCATCCACGTGAATCATTACCTCACGTCGCCGCATGCGTGGTTCCTCCGCACCAACTGCCCGGACGGCCTTAAGTCCTACACCCGTGTCCCAATCTCATTCGAGCAGGACAACGACTTCGACACCGACAACGCCAAGGCGAAGTCCCGTGAACGGTACTCGTTCTTCTGGACCGATCCTCGTGGTCTCTTCGGGTCGAACGGGCCGTAATCTGGAGAACGTCATGCCTCTGAAAAAGGGTTCATCGAAGAAGACGGTTTCTTCGAACATCTCTGAGTTCCACAAGGGCAAGACGTTCGCCAAGACGGCGAAGAAGTTCGGGAAGGCCAAGGCGAATAAGCAAGCCGTCGCAGTGGCCCTCTCAACTGCCCGCAAGTCCAAACGGAAATAGATCATGGCCGACTCTCGCAATCGGAAAGATTACAAGCTGGGCGTGCAGGCAGCAGGCGTGTCCCTCCCCAACACTCCCTTCAAGGCAGTGCCGATGACGGCAACGCCCGTGTCGAAGCGCAACCCTGGCCTCGGTGCAAAGACAATCGCCCATCCGTTCAAGAACGGTAAGCCCCAAATCTAAGGAGCGGTCATGGCCGTAGTAGCTTCTCAACCTCCGGTTCGGCAGACTTCGGGCGGCACGCCTGATGCCCCGTTCCAACCTCTCGCTGATTGCGGCAATTGGAACCCGTTGTTCTACCACGCCTTTGTCGATGACTTCGACCAGAGCTTGGGGATCACCGGGGCTTATGTCAATATCGGAACCACGCCGACGAATGCTGTAGTTGCCGGTGATGGTGGCATTGCTTCCTTCACCACGCTGGTTGCTGCCGGTTCCTTTGCTGGTGTGCAAACTCCGGTGGGCGGTTTCACTGTCAACACCCCCCCGAAGAAGGTGTTCTGGGAAGGCCGCTTTCAGATGGCGAACGTAACCACCCAGACGTTTCTGGCTGGCTTGATTGCGACGTTTGCGGCTCCGGCCACCCCTACGGTGGTGAATGGCGTGTACTTCAGCAAGGCCGCTGGTGGCGTACAACTGGTGGGCAACGTGACGGTGGCTTCGGCCACGGTCTCGGTGAACATCCCTCTGGGCGCTCTTGCCCTGACCAACGCAACCTACTTCGACCTCGCCATCTACATCACCCGCCAAGGTGACGTAGAGTTCTACGCCGATACGCAGTTGGTTGGCTTCGTACCGCAGTCGAACATCGGCACCACGAACGGCCCGAACAACGCTGGTTGTGTAGCCCGCTTGACGGCGCCGACTCTTCCGACTGTCCCACTGTCTCCGACGATAGTGTTCGGCAACGGGGCCACGGGAGCTATCATCGCCGGTCTGGCGGACTTCCACCAAGCCCAGAAGGAGCGGTAAGATGGCCTCGAATGCGACTCAGATTGAAATCGATGGGCCGCGTAATGTGGTTACAAAAACCACAGGGGATGACACGGCTCCAACACCCGCCTTGCCAGCGTTTACGATTATTCAAGACCCAACTAACGGGTCCTTGAGTGACATGAACCCTGGCATGAGCGGATTACACCCGGCCACCCGCTTGCGCATTGACTGCATTCAGTATTCCATTTCGGACGGCATCGCTATCCAGTTGTACTGGAATGCCACCACACCTATCCTCATCACAGAGTTGTCAGGCCGGGGTAAGATAGAAGCCAAGTGGTTCGGGGGATTGCAAAATAATGCCGGTGTTGGTGTGACAGGGGCCATTAGTTTTTCGGTAATCGTTATCGATGCCCTGGCAGCGGGTACAGTTACCTGGACCCTGATGCTTCAAACTGTCAAGTACCGCCCCATCAGTGTTGGCGGGGCTTAACTTAGGAGTAATTTATGGCTATCGCTACTGCAACTATCACCACCGAAACCGCAGACCTTCCGGACGGATTTGCGTCATTTGAGGGTTATGTGTTCAGCCTGGATCATGCCGCAGGCACGGGGCATATTGAATCGCAGTCGGTTACCACCGACACCTGCACCTTCGCTACCGCCTTGAACCCAGGCGACTACACGGTCACTGTTCAAGCCAATGGCCTGATGACAGTCAATGGGGTAGCGCCTCTTGGCAATCCCGTGACAACCGCCTTTACGGTCCCGGCTGTGGTCGTGCCGCCTGCTACCTACCAATCGCCCACTGGCGTAACGGTTACGCTTTCGTAGGAGGTTATATGGGCCTGTATTCAAATCCCATTGCCTTATCGGTTGTGACGGAGGGGGTTGCGCCAGAACCTCTTCGGGTAGGGGAACGTGTCCTGTGGAAAGGTATCGAAGTACGTATTGTAGCTTTCCACCCCGGCTTGATTGAAGCCAGGAACCAGACTCTTTTGGTTCATGCCTCCCCGGACCAATTCACCTCCTGCTAAAATCTGCGGTATAATCCCGCAACGAGTCTACGTAGTGAGCCCTCTCCCCGAGGGCTTTTCCTAGTTTATGGAGCGTACTCGTGGCTACTCAACTGTTCTACATCTGCGACGTGTGTGGCAATCAAAGCCTCAACAAGTCGAACTTCAATACCCCCGTCCTGGCTGGCGCCGCTTCGAATCTCGTCGCAGTGATCCCATCTGTCCTGCTCTGCAACCCCTGCTGCACTGAACTCGGCGCCGCTGCGAACGTGACCTTGACCGCTCGCCAGGGGATCAATGCGGGGGTGACGTTGCCATGAGCGGGAATCGGGGTTACTTCAAGCTGGGCGACTACAACGCTATCTGCCGGGTCTGCGGGTTCAAGCGCAAGGCCAGCGAGTTGCGTCTGCGGTGGGACGGCGTCTACGTCTGCAAGGAGGACTGGGAACCGCGCCAGCCCCAGGACTTCGTTCGCGGTGTGCCCGACGAGCAGGCGCCGCCCTGGACCCAGCCCGAGGTACGGCCTGTCTTCCTGCCTCTCGGCCAACTCGGCCTCGGCGCCGGTCCTGCAATCCTCGGCGGCACCCCCAACCCTGGCGACGGCGTCACCCCAACCGAGGGCGTCGAGTACGGCAACCTCATCATCGGCACTCCCGCCGTCTACCGCAATCGCATCCTCCAGACGCCCGGTGTCGACTACAACCTCACGTCCAATTTCGGCAACCTCACCTTCACGTCTTCCCCCAACGAAGGTGATGTGTTGACATGGTCAGGCACGTGGAAAGACAACGCTCTGGTTCTCTGGACTATCGTTCAATTCCAGTTCGCCACTGGCGACGGCTCGACCACTTCTTACATCCTCTACGCAGCGAGTTGAGATGAGCACCACTTTTAGCGTTAGCCGGGACGATGTCATCAACAGGGCTCTGAGGCTCTGTGGCACCTACGACGCCACGAACCCGCCGACCAGCCAAGACTACCAGTATGTGAGTCTCGCCTTCAATATGATGATTAAGGCGTGGATACTCCAGGGCCAGCCTATGTGGAAGGTGGTCGAGACGGTGCTGCCGCTGGTGGCGGGACAGAGGACGTATCAGATTGGGCCGTATGCCACCGGCACTGGCTCACTCGTGACGACCCGCATCTTGAAGGTGCAGCAGGCGTTCGTCCGGTTCAACCCCACCCAGTTCGATACTCCCATCGATCAACTCTCGATTCAAGAGTACAACATGTACGGAAGCAAGAACTCCCTGGGCGTAGTGAACTCGATGCTCTATCGCCCGTTCAATGACAACAACGGGAGTATCGAACCGCAGAACTCTGAAATCTTCGTCTACCCCACTCCTGCCGATGACAACTACTCGTTGCGGATGATTGGCCTCGTGACGCTGAACGATGTCGAGATTGGCACTGACCCGGTCGACTTCCCCCAGGAATGCTACATGGGGTTGACGTGGTGCCTTGCCAATGAGATCAGCCTCGAATACGCCACGTCTCTCGACCGCGTCCAGATGATCCAACAGCGCGCGGCGAAAGCCTACGAGGACATGATTAACTGGTCGCAGGAGAACACGGACTCGGTCAGGTTCCTCTACGATACCCGGAGCCGGTAATGGATCAACCGCCAGTCCGCTTCCCTCTTGTCGAGCCCCTGGAGAACAGGGACGCTACCACCTCGACCGATGCGAAGGTCCTCAACGGGATCATCGAGCAGTCGACTCGGGGGACTCTGCGCGTCATCAAAAGGCCGGGGCAAAGGTTGGCGTTCCAGGGGACGGTAGGTATTGGGCAGGGCATCGACAACTACCTCGGCAACCTCTACTCCATCTCGGGCGATACGCTCAATGCGTTCGGGGCGTCCTCCATCGTCCTGACCGCTCAACAGGTCACAGGGTCGGCTACCTTCTCTACCCGCACACTGCCTATGGGAGTTGGCTTCCAAGGCAAGCTGTGGATATTCGGTGGCATCAATTCGGCAGGAGTCCCACAGAACGATATCTGGTCGTCGGTCGATGGCTTGGCCTGGGTCAACAATGGGACGGCGGCATGGTTCCCCAGGGGCGGCGCCTCGGTCATCGTCTTCAACAACACCCTCTACCTGATGGGCGGGACGACTGGTGTTGGCTCGGGCAACATCGTCTTCGGGGATGTGTGGTCGACCCCCGATGGGATCAACTGGACTCAGATCAGTGCGGCGGCATTCGGCCCTCGGTTCTCCTTCGGCGTCACCGCCTCCTCTTCTCTCATGTACATCGCAGGGGGTACAGCCGGTCCCGCCTCCAACGGAGCAGGCAACACCTTCTACTCCGATGTCTGGTCTTCCCCTGACGGCGTCTCGTGGACGCAGTGCGCCAAGGAAGCCCCGTGGGTTGCCCGCTCGAACCTCGGCTTCTTCTGGATGGGCACCAAGCTGACGGTCGTCGGCGGACAACTGTCGGACCCTTTCCACTTTGCAACCTCTGATTGCTGGACCTCCCCCGATGGCACTACTTGGACCCGCTCATCTTCAAACCCGTTCGCTGTTGCGGCATCTGGTGTTTGGCCTATTGCGGCGTTTGACTCCTACGGGCAAGACTTCCCTATCCCGAGCCCGATCACGGTTTCTGGTGGCACTGGCGGCACGGGAGCAACAGCTTATGCTTTTACAGACTTTGATGACGATGGGGATGGGGACAAGTCAGCCCTCGGACCCTACGTACAAGTCACCTTCGGCAACGTCGGAAGCGGCTACACGGGAGCCCCGAACGTAGCCTTTGGCCTGAACGTTGGGTTCAATGCTGGCGCCTATGCGATGCTGGACGGCACCTCCAACGGCGGGGCCAAACAACTCCAGGCCACTACCCTGAACGGTGTCGTCTACCTCCTCGAATACAGCGCCTCCGGCTCTGACGTTCAACGTATCTGGTCGACCACGGACGGCGTGACCTTCGAGAATACGGGCACCAACTTCTCGGCGGGGTGGCCGGTACGAAGTGGCGGCGCCTTCTTCGGCTTCGGCAATCTCTGGGAGATTGGTGGGGAAGCCACGGCAACCTCCACCTTCTACGATGACGTGTGGCTGGTCGACTTCACCGGCTTGACGGTGGCCCTGGCCCCTAACGTAGCAGGCGGCTTCTACCACTTCACTCAGACCGCTACCTCGATCACCACGCCCCTGCTGGTGTTCAAGTCGACGCATGACCTGTACTCGTTCAACTCGAACCTGAACGCCCTGACGAAGCTGTCGAACGTTCCTAACTACCCAACCGTCACGGTCCCTGGCATCGTCTACCTCGATACCTTCTTCTTCGTGATGGACCCCGAAGGGCAGATTTGGAACTCGGCAGAGAACGACCCTTCGACGTGGACTGCCTTAGGCTTCATTGCAATGGAGAACGAACCAAACGGTGGGGTGGCGATTGCCAAGTACCTCAACTACGTGGTGGGCTTCGGTGTGTGGAGCATGGAGTTCTTCGCGGATGCGGGTGTACCGCCGCCCGCTTCCCCGCTCCTGCCCAACACGTCCCTGCCTTCGCTGGTTGGGTGCGCCGCTGGCGAGTCGGTGATCGAGATGCAGAACTCGGTCGTGTGGATCGGCCAGACCCGGCGTGAAGGTGCCTCGGTCTACATGATCCAGAACTATATGCCGGTGAAAATCAGCACAGCGTTCGTCGACCGTATCCTCCAGAACGATCCGTTGAATAACATCTCGGCGTTCTCGGTGGATCAGTACGGCCATAGCTGCTACGTGTTGACCTTGCGCACGACTAACATCACGCTCGTTTATTCGTTCGACTCGGGCCTGTGGACCATCTTCACGTCCAACACGCAGAACCCGACTCAGCAGGTTACGCTGTTGGAAGCGGACCCGTATGGCACGGTGACGGCAGTGGTGCCCAACAACGGCTCCTCGGATGGCGATCCTGTCGTTATCCAGGGCGCCGTCATCCCGGACTACAACGGCATCTTCAACATCACGGTAGTCGACACCAACACGTTCACGTACCAGATCGGTACGGCTCCGGCAGGGAATCCTGGCAATGCTGGGTTCGCCAACTTCTCGGAGAACTGTTTCCGTCCGGTCGCCAGTGCCCAGGTGATGGACTTGGACTATCTTCAGGACCCGACGAGCGGCGCCATCTACGTACAGGACTCGACTGACGTGACGGACAACGGTGGACCTATCGACCTCCAGATCATCACCGACCGGTACGATGGCGGCATAAGCCAGTGGAAGGTCTGCCGCCGTATCACCCTCATCGCGGACATCCAGTCCTTCAACGTGATGGTGAGTTACTCGGATAACGACTACCAGTCGTATTCGTCTAGCCGCTTCATGAGTACGCAGCAAGGGCAACGGGCAACGGTGACACCGGCAGGCAGGTTCCGCCGCAGGGCATTCAAGATTCGCCACACTGAACCAGTAGCATTCCGGGCCGAAGCCCTTGAGTTAGAAATTATTTTGGGAAGCTTCTAAAATGGACCCATCTTCGCTGGCACAACTTCTCTCGGGCATCTTCAGTGGTGCTGCGGGCATTTCGCAACTCGGCTCGGCGGGGACTAACGCTGCGGCGGGCGCTGCTGCGGCTTCCCCCTTCGGCGGACAGTATGCCAACTACCAGCCGATGGTGAGCGGGCAGTTGGCTAACACGGGCGCCGAAGCCACTGCCGGGTCACAGTTGACCACAGGGGCGGGCAACGCTTTGATGGGGGCCAACACTGCTGTCACTGGTGATCCGGGGGCTCTTTCCACGGCGCAGAACCTGACCTCCGCACTCAACGGCCAGATCAGTGGTATCGCCGGGTTGAACACTAACGCCGGGTCGACGACCGCCTCCGAGAACAACGCAGGCTCAAACCTCACGAGCCAATTGTCTGCGCTCGCCGGTAACTACATGAGCAACCCCGCCATCCAGGCGCAGTACCAACTCGGGCTCAACTCGGCTACTCGCAGTGCTGCCTCCAGTGGCACGGCTGTCTCGGGCGCGGCTCTTACCCAACTCGAACAGTACGGGCAGCAGTACGCTTCCGGCGCCTACCAGCAGACCTTCAACGATCTGGTCACAGGCTCGACGACCGCCAACAACGAGAACCTCCAAGCCACGCAAGAGCAGGCCGCGTTGCAGGGGCAGACCTTCAACCAAGGGTTGGCGCAGAACCAAGGTGAAGCCTCCTTGCTCCAACAACAAGAGCAGAACGAGATGGGGTTCAACAGCGCCGCTGTCACGAATCAGCAGGACACGGCCAGCAACCTCATGAGCCAGATCAGCGGAGCAGGGTCCCTCTACAACGCCTCGACTGGCAACATCAACAATGCCAATCAGGGGTTGTTGAGTTCCTTGGGCCAGTTGAGCGGGGCTACCACAGGTTCGCCGGGAGCAGCGGGGCAGATTCTCTCGGGCCAGTTCGCCAACACGAACACCGCACTCGGCAACATCGGCGCCGGTATCACGGGAGCAGGGTCCGCTTTGGGCAGCAGCGCAGGCAGCTTGTTGTCCAGCCTTTTCGGCGGCAACTCCTCCGGCATCTCTGACAGCCTGTCCAGTCTCTTCGGCAGTGGCTCCGCTCAGGGGGCATTGAGCGGTCTGACAGTGGATGGGCTGGATAGTTCCCTCGGCTCTTCTGCAAGTGGCGGCTTCGAGTCCCTCCTGTCGGGCGGTACTGACTCCGGCGTGAGTGATGGGTTGAGCGCTCTCTTGGGGCTGTGATGGATAACTTTCTGACACAAGCCCTGAGCGTCAAGCAGAACGACCCCAGTGCTAACCCCCTCGCCTCGATACAGAACTTGAAGGCGCTGTATGGGGGGAATGGGTACAACTCCAATCAGGTGAACTCGAACCTGGGGAACCTTCTGACTACGGCGTTGGGGGGAACTCAGTCGGCGGGGTCCGCTGTGAACGGCAAGGGCGGCTCAGCCAACCAGGGCAGCGGTGGCGGGGCTGCTGGCAGCGGGCATGGTGCAGGAGTAGGGGGGACAGCTTCCAGCCAGTTTGGCGGCGATTCAAGCGCTCTCGGCTCGGTCATGGGCGGTATAATGGGCCAGATCGGGAGCATGGCAATTGGGGGCCTTATCGGTGGGCCGATTGGCGGTATCGTCGGGCTCGCCCTCAGCCTCGGCGTCAAGACAGCAGTCAAGAACGCTCCAGGCGGCGACTCGAACGCAATGTCGGCGGGGCAGACCAATGCCAACGCTGCGGCCCTCGGTGCCACATCTGGTGTCGCTGGAGTCGGTGCCAACACGGCAGGCTTCGCAGGCCCCGGCCAGTCGGCGGACTCGGGCGCCAATGCTGAAGGCGCGGCCAGCAGCGGACAAGGAACAGACTCCGGCGCCCTCGGCGGTCCCGGCGCAGGCACAGGAGTAGGCTCCTACGGCGGTGGGCAAGGAGATGGCGGCGATGGTGGTGACGGCGGTGGAGATGGTGGGGAAGGTGGTGGTTCTGGAGGAGGTGACTAAGCATGGCTGATTCTTTGTTTGATATTGCATTCCGAGGCTACTCGGCGCCCATCCAAGCGGAGCAGGAGAAGGCACGCACCGACTATCTGAAGACAACCAACGAGGCCGCTAAGGTGGAGTTGGCAAATCAGAAGTCGATGCAGGATGGCATGCAGCAGATTTGGGGACCCGGCGCGGGATTGACGGCAACCGATGCGGCATCCAACCCAACGCCCGACATGCTGCCTAAACTTCAGGCAACCGCTGGTCTGATGTTCAAGACGGGCAATGTCAAGGAGGCGGGCTCTCTGCTGTCGTCTATCTCGATGGCGGGGTATCGTGCCGCCGAGACTAGCAAGCTCCAGCAGTCCAACCAGCAGAACAAGATGAAGGCGGTAGGAGGCATCCTCAGCGCGGTTGATTCGCAAGAGGCTTACAACGCTGCACTGCCGGAACTCCAGGCGGCGGGTGTGGATATCTCGACGTTGAACCTGACGGGTGACTATCAGCAGGATGCGCCCAAGCTTCAGCAGATCGCCAAGTCGACGATGACCGCCGCCCAGCAGACCACGGCCTCCGATAAGGAGCAAGCCTACAAGGGATTGAACTCCTACCGCAGTGCTCGCCTGTCTCAACTCGACCAGGGCCTTGGCATCAGCATCCAGAAGCTCAACCTTGAGCAGAAGCGCACCCAGGATGCGGAGTTCATGCAACATCATAAGGTGGGTGAGGACGCCATTCGGGACCAGCGGGCGCAGGAAGGACTCGACATGCACAAGCTCGGGGACACGGCTCGTCAGGCGGCGAATGCGGCCAAGGTGCAGAAGCCGGAACTCGATGCGGCCAAGGGCGTCTTCGCAACCGATGACCGCACGGCCAACATGCCGACTAACCTCCGCGATACGGTAGCCACGATGGCGGCGCAGCGGACGAAGTTGAAGTTGTCTCAGGACTTGAAGGATGCTCCCGCAGGCTCGACCTACGAGCCCGAGGACTACGACCAAGCGCTGGAAGAGACGATGCAGCAGATGGATAAGGAAGGGCTGTTCAAGCCTTCTGTTCCGGGCGGCAATGGCATGTTCGGCAGCGATCCTCAGTACTCCCACATCCCGCCGAAGGTTCAGCCCAAAGCAGGCCCGCAAGCACAGGGTAAGCCGTTGCCGCCTGCCGCAACCGCAGGCAAGTTCGACTCGGTCCTCTCTCTCCAGCAAGCCGTCAAGGACAAGAAGATCAGCCGAGATGATGCTATCGCCTATGCACGTAAACAAGGGTGGGTTCAATAATGGCACAAGCACTGCCTACCGCTAACGATGTGTTTGGTCCGCCGCCCGATCCGGGTGAGGCGGCTGGGTTGCCTAAGGGGCTGTGGCCTTTGGTGAAGGAGCAGGAGAGCAACACCCGGAATGACGCCGTCTCGAAGAAGGGTGCGGTGGGGGCGAGTCAGGTGATGCCCTCGACTGCGAAGAGTCCAGGCTTTGGGCTGGCTCCGTTCGACCCTAAGAACCCGGATGCTGGTGCCCCCTACCTGAAGAAGATGATCGACCTCTCAGGTGGCGATGTCGCCAAGGGACTCGCTCGTTACAACGCAGGGCCTAACGGCAACCTCGATAACCACGAGACCAAGAACTACGTCAACGGTCTGATGACTAAGTGGAAGCCACCGGCATCCGCCTTGTTCGGGGATGATGCACCTCCTGCTCTATCGTCGCTGTCGAAGGGGCCTACGCCTCCTGCCGCTGCGCAGAAGCCTAGCCCCGTCGAACAGAAGCAACAGCAGATGCAACAGGCGCAGAAGGATTCGAAGGAGCATCCGTTACTGGCACAAGCCGGTTTCTTCCACGAGGGGGAGACCCAGCCTGGAGACCCGCTCTACGCCATTATGCATCCGGCAGACAGGGCAGTGGACCTCATGGCGCAGGATGCCAAGACTTTGTTCAGTGACATCGGGAAGTTGGTGCAGAAGCCTTCCATCAAGGGGGCTTTTCATACCGCTCTTGATGCGCTGGGTCTGCCTTTCTCTCCGGTGACGAGTGTGACTCAGGGATTGCTGGGAGACCCTACCAAACAGGTAGCCCATCAACTGGGCATTCCATCGAAGTGGGACCCGACGATTGATACGATCACGCAGATGGCTGCGCCTGTTGGGCTGACCCGGAGCAAGACTCTTCAGGATGCGCTCGACCCGGTGGCGAAGTTCCTGCTCGGTGCCCAAGACACGGCACATGCCAATATGGTTGCGGGGCAATCGGCTCGACACGTGAGCCATCAACTCGCTCGGGCTGAGGGAAAGACTGACGCCATCATGACCAAGTGGATGGCGAGTGTCGACCAGCAACTTCCCGCCAACTACGCCGCCATCAAGGAGGACATCTTCCATGCCTATGATAGTGGGGACACGTCTAAACTCTCGCCGGATGCGCTTGCTTGGAAGAAAAACGTGCTTGATCCGGTGGCTAAAAAGACGGCGCTCCTCCGAGACCGGCTCAAGAACGACTACGGCATCGACGTGGGACCGGACCAAGCGAACTACATAACCCGGCGCCCGATGGATAAGCCGACACGAGGTCTCTTCGGGGACTTCGATGCGCCTATGGATGTCAAGACTAAGCCCAAGACACTGGCGACTGGTGCGCCCGAGTTGAAGGAGCGGACGACCTTCGCTGTCGAGTCCCCTGGCGGCGACCGACTCATCGGTGTCACGGACCCGCAGACGGATCGGGTCATCCTCTATAAGAACAACCAGCGCATTGCGAGTGGAGTCGAAGATGGCAAAGGTGGAGTCGCAGTTCAAGGTGCAACGTGGGCAAAGAAAGGCGATGCAACCGTCAAGGAAATCGAGGCCAACACCAACTCTCGATACCACAAGGACCCGGTTGCTGCTGTTGTCCAAGCGAACGTCGACATGCAGAAGGCCCTCATCAATGCGCAAGCGATTGAGAACATTAAGACCACGCCTGAGTTCCTGCAAATGGCAAGGCCTGCAACGTCGGCCGCGCCCGCAGACTGGCGTACTGTTGACATGCCAGGGACGCGTCAGTTCGAAGGGTGGAAGATGCATCCGCAGATGGCGGAAACTTTTGAAGACTTTAAGGGCACGGTACACGGTGATCTTGTCGACAGGCTTGGGAAGTTGACTCGGTTTGTGGTGGGGAGTCTATTCTTCAACCCGCTCACTCACATCATGAACGTGCTGACGCACTCGGTCGTGGCGAAGGGGCTGGTGGGCAATGTGGTGGCGCTGGGCAAAGAGGCAGGCAGGGCGTTGAACCCGAACCTGACCACCACCACTGTCGACGCATGGAAAGCAGTCTGGAATAAGGACCACAATTACATGAAGTACCTGAATGAAGGTGCGGGGTTGATGTACCCGAGTGTCTACACGAATGACTTCTTCGAGACGGTGTTGAAGAAGGTCGGCTCCGATCCGGCAGCGGGCTCGTTGGCAAAGTCATTCGGCTACGCCAACCCCGCCGCATGGGTCAAGGCCGTCTACGGCACATCCCGTAAGTCGCTCTGGTTCACCAACGATGTCATCATGATGCAAGCCTACTTGGAGAAGGAACGTGCGGGGTATACAGTGGCAGAGGCAGTGGCGGACGTGGAAAAGCACGTGCCGAACTATCGTGTTCCCAATCGAGTGCTTGGCAGTCGTGGTCTTAGTCTTGCGCTCCGTAATCCGGCCATCGCTGCTTTTGGACGTTACGACTATGGCCGTATGGCTTCTTACGGCCATATGCTTACTGACCTTACTCGAACCGACAAGGGACTTAATGCCCTTCAACGAGCTAAGGCTTTGGATCAGATCGCTGCGACTGCTTTCATTTCCTTCTTCGTTTATCCGCATATTATGGACAAGATGGCCGCGACTGTCACAGGGAATCCGAACGCCACTGCGACTCGCTATGGCCCTGCTACTATCCCTACCCTTGTCCACGATGCTTTCGTAGGGAAGAAGGATGCTACCCAGATCATGGGGACGGCGTTCCCGTCTAGCCCTGCGTTTAAGATGGCCGGGGAATTGGCAAGCGACAAGGACTCGTTCACGGGTAAGAAGATTTATGGTAGCGGCGGGACTGGGTTGGATAAGTATCTGGAGAAGCAACTGGCGCCGTTGGCGTTGGTGCAGTCGTATAACTCGGGCAAGAAGTCTGTTAAGCAGATTATCTTGCAACAGTTTGGGATTAATAATCCCAGCCGGGAACAGGTCGAGAAAACGCAGAAGTGGTTAGAACGGACGAACAAGGCCAATGCACGGGCTGATGCGAAGAGGGATGCGCAATGAAGATTCTAATGATTGATGTGTATGGGACGGGGGTGGACTTCTGCGTCAGGAGTCAGGCGGCAGGCCATGATGTTAAGCACTACCTCTCTCCGGGTAAGCGGCCTAACATCGGCATGGGCCTGACGAACCGGGTTAAGGATTGGCGCCAGTGGATGCGCTGGGCTGACCTCATCATGTGTACTGCATCAGCCAAGTATGGCTGGGAGATGGAGGACTATTATGCGAAGGGCTACCCGATATTCGGGGCCAACAAGGCCGCTGCGGCTTGGGAACTCGACCGGTGCGTGGGTCAGCAGGTGCTTGAGGATCACGGCATTAAGGTGCTTCCATATACCCGTTTCTCGTCTTACGATGATGCGATTGCCCATATCAAATCTAGTAACGGTGAGTTTGCTTGCAAGCCTATTGGTGATGCTGACCGCGCTCTTAGCTATGTCGGGAAGGGGCCTGACGATCTGGTAGCTATGATGAAGCGGGCGCAGAAGGTTTATGGGTCAGCTAAGCAGGACTTCATCCTTCAGGACAAGATGAAGGGGGTGGAGTTTGCCTGTGGTGCGTGGTTTGGGCCGCACGGCTTTAGTAGCGTGACCGAAGAAAATTTCGAACACAAGAAGCTCTTTGCCCACGACATCGGAATGAATACAGGCGAAATGGGAACGGCAATGAAGTACGTCGACCACAGCACGCTTGGAGACATGGTCCTCCGCCCCTTAGAGCAAGCTCTCAAGGCCATCAAGTTTTGCGGCAACATCGACGTATCGGTGATGATCGATGAGAAAGGGGTGCCGTGGCCCCTGGAATTCACCATGCGCTGCGGTTGGCCCGCCTTCTACCTGAACCAGCACCTCCACAAGGGCGACCCGGCCACATGGATTTACGACCTCGTCCACGGGAAAGACTCTCTTCGCGTATCATATGACCATTGCATCGGGGTGTGCATAGTCGGACCCTCCTTCCCGCACTGCCACATCCCCCACGAGGAAGTCGACGGCATCCCGCTCTTCGGCATCGACCACAAGAACTGGAAGAACGTCCACCTCGTGGAGGTCATGGCGAAGGAGCATGAGGTCTTCGAGAATGGAAAATGGGAAGCACGAGATTTATTCTGCACTGCGGGGGAGTGGCCTCTTGTTGTGGTTGGTACTGGTGCATCTGTCAGCGATGCTAAGGATGATGCGTACCGTGTGGTTAAACAGTTGGAGATTCCTAATAGTCCCGCCTATCGTCATGATATTGGTGATCGTTGTGAGGGGCATATCAAGGATTTGAAGGCTATGGGATTTGCTAAGGAGTGGAGTTTCTAATGGCACAACCGTTGCAGCAACCACCGACCCAGCAGTTGACGGGACTGGGGAGTTTCACGGACTGGATTTACCAAGCGTGGCAGGCTATCACGGGGGTACAGGCGGCGACCACCAACATCTCCTTCTCGGCAGGGCCTCCTCCCACGACTACGGTCACGGGGAACTTGGCCGTGACGGGCAGCGAGACGGTGGGCGGCAACCTCACGGTAACGGGCGTGGTGACCGACTCCCTCTCCTACACCCACCAACTGGGCATCTACACTGGATTCCTGTCCCAGTGATATAATTCCGCGTGCCTAGCACAGGAGAGTAAAATGAGCAACAGTCTTCAATTGCTTTACCTGAAGTTTGCGGTCGGCCTTATCCTCTTCGGGGTGTGGGTCTATCTCGACGTGGCGCATGTAGCCTTATCGGGCGACCTCATCGACTTCATCAAGTACGTGCTGGTGGGGTTAGCTGTGCACCTCGTCGGCAAGCAGAGCCCCGATCCTGTGCCTACTGTACAGGTGTTACCCCCACCTCCTTCCAATTGAGGAAATCATGACCACATCTACCGATACTGCATCTACCGTGTTTGAACAACTGGCAACGCTGTTTGGGAACGAAGCCTTCCAGGCTATCAATCCCATCGTCGTGGCGACCCTGGCTGACATCGAAGCCAATCCGCAAGCGTGGCTGAATCCGCTGTCGGCGCCTATCAAGGGTGCTGCTGCGGTGGCTGCTTTGACGGCGGCTCTGCCCAACCTCGAAGGCACGGCAGTTACCTCTGCTGCGGCCCTCGTGTCCGCCATCTGGACGAACCTCGGCGCCAAGCTGACGACCCCGGCCACCCCGGCTCAAGTCGCCGCAACCATCACCGGCTCCGCAACCTAAAGCTATGGGCGCCATCACTCTCCAATTCACCTCGAACGGGGACTTCGGTTCCCAATTGATAAGGTGGTTCGACCACGGCCTCTACAGCCACGTCGACACTGTCCTCCCGGATGGGAGATTGCTTGGCGCCCGCAGCGACGTTGTGATGGGTGTTCCCAAAGGGGTGCAGATTCGCCCCGCCGATTACGTGCTTGACTACCAGACTCGCCGTGTGGTCCTGCCGGTGAGTAATGCGGTTGAGCAAGAGTACTACGCGTTCTTGATGAAGCAAGTCGGGCGCGAGTACAATCAACTCGCCATCCTCGCCTTCTTCTTCGGCGCCGCTTGGTCCAATCCCTCGAACTGGTTCTGTTCGCAACTGGTGACAGCAGGGTTGATTGACTCGGGCGCCATCTACAAGCCATCGACACCGGACAGCAAGATTGCACCGGACGATCTGTTGCTTATCTGTTCTGTTCTCGTGCCTCTCTAAGGAGCCAGCATGGCCTTCACGATTGTTCAATATATCCGGCAGGTCAACGTGTCGGTTGTTGTGGCTTCAACGGTGCAGTACACGGTTCCTGCCTCCAGGCAGGATGTGGTGAAGTGCATCACGGTGGCGAATCCCAATACCATCTCCGTCAACTTCAGTCTCAGCGCTCCGGTAGGGTCGCCCATCTTCGTCCTTACCCCCATCCCACCCAATCAAACTATGACGTGGACGGGGACCCTGGTGTTGAATGCTGGGGATACGATAACAACCGCCGCCTCTGCTACCGGGCTGTCCCTAACGGTCAGCGGGCTGGAGTCGCAATAATGGGACACATCTTCCAAGGGCAACCCGAGTTGCCGGGGAATCGCCCCCTGACAATGGTTAGCCTCAGCACGCCGCAAACCATCTCGGCCAATACTCAAACTGCGGTGGCGTTTAATACCGTCGAGTACGACAACTTCTCCGCGTACAACACGGGCACCGAAGTCTACACCGCTCCGTGGGGTGGATTGTACCGGGTGTCGGCTACGTTGCTACTGAGTAATGTCCCCACAGCGGCGGTTACCCCTGCGGTCTTGGAGGTTATCATTCAAGCGGCGGGCGGTGCTGTCGCGATAGGAGAGCTATCAGAGAACCAGTCGGCGGGCGTTGCCTACATCAACACGGTCTCGGTGGATATATTGACGGCGCTGACAGCGGGACAGTCCCTCTCCGTCCGCGCCTTCATCAGCCCAGCCGGGACCTGCACGGTCGCCGCCAGCGGAATCTCCACCAACTTCCGTATCGAATACCTCCAACCGTAAGGGGCCATGATGGAACAGTTACGGCAACTAGAGCAGCGAGTCTTTGCGCTAGAGCAGAAGGTGGAGGCCGAGTGCAAGAGCCTGGACCAGAAGTTGGATCGGGTTCTTGACGTGGTCTCCTTGGGGCGCACCGCCCTCTTGTTCGCCAAGGCCGGGGGCTGGATCGTAGCGGCGGCAGCGGCGGCCATCGAGGTCTACCGCGCCATCACCAACAAGGGCTAGTCATGTGCAATATCAACTTTGACTACTGTGTACCATTCATCCTCGAACTGGAAGGGGGGTATGTGAATGACCCCTCGGACCCCGGAGGTGAGACCAACTTCGGCATCTCGAAGGCTTCCTATCCGAACCTCGATATCGCCAACCTCACCGAGGCTCAGGCGTCGGCCATCTACTACCAAGACTACTGGCTGAAATGGCAATGTGGGCAGATGCCAGCACACCTTGACCTTTGGTACTTCAATGCCTGTGTCATGAGTGGGGGGACAGCGGCGGTTAAGTTGCTCCAGCAGCTTGTAGGTGTGCCGGTCGATGGGGTATTTGGGCCACAAACGCTCACAGCGTTGCGCAGTTTCGATACCACCCGCTATCACGAATATCTCACGTTGCATCTTCAGCACCTCGAAGGTCTAGGGGTGTGGGCGAATTACGGGAAGGGGTGGACGAACCGCCTCTTCTTCATCGCCGCTCTCTAAAGGTGGAGGAGGATTGTTCCTCCTTCAACCCTCTGCTTCACCATACCCGCAGCTTTAAGCCCTTTGACCACCGCTTGGAAATCATCAAGCTTGGGGAAGTAGTTGTGTACATGCTGATAAGCCGTAGCCATCGGCACTCCTTGCGCATGTTGCCCGATAAATGAGAGTAGTCGATCAGTCTGCGATGATGTCTCAGATTTCCCAATGCGGTCGAAGATTTGCGGCAGGCTGGCTTCCAGCGCGGTGATATGGGTCTCAGCATTTTGTAGGTCCTCGACGGTGATGAGCATGGAATCGCCACGGGCGGCGGATAGGATCATCGCCAGCTTGTGGATATGGGTTTGCTTCCGGGCGAGGTAGCCCCCGAAGCGTGCGTCATCGGCGCCCTTCTTGTGGAGGAAGTAGTGGGCCTGATACCACTCCTCGCCCCAAGCGATAGCCTCCTCCGTCATGCCGAACTCGCCCTTCAGTTTGGAGATAGCACGGAGGTCCTCGACGAGGCGAATCTCCTGCCTGCGCATCTCACTTGCCGCCGTGTTGAAGGCTAAGCCGGGGTAGGCAACCAGCTTCCGCTTCTCTTCCCCATAGACCCAGATGATACGGCTCACCAACCCGCCCTCGATCATGTACGGGGGGATGTTGCCGCTAATCCACCCGGGCGTAGTGCATGCAATCAGGTTGAGAAAGGTGTTCTCAATCGACTCAGCGCCATCCTTCTTCGTCTCCTTGTAGATCGATGCGCAGTCCCATAGGGACACCAGCATGTCCATCATCTCCCGGTCGTTCGGGGTCAGCAGGTTTCCAAACTCCCCAGAAAAAATGTTGAGTGAATGGGTCTCAATAGACTCGCCATGACCCTCCTCGGTAACTGAGTTCGCTTTCTTGAAGGACGAAACCAATGCTTGCCACGTAACGACATTCGGCCCGAAGAACACCTCGTCCACTTGGCGCAGCAACTTCACACCGATACCAGCACACGTTGTCTTCGAGATGATCCCAGGGGGAGCAACGAGGACCACGTAGAAGTTTGCGTACCAACGAAACAATCCCTGCTCTAGCCATACCTTCCTCCCCAATGCGCCTGCAATAGTAGACACCCCCGTCCAGAAGAGGAGGTGATCCGGTGCTTCCCCGACCTGTCCGTAGCGCACGAACTCGTCGAGCCAGTTATCTAGCTTTCTCATTTGCAACGCCCCCAACTATCCGTCGATAGCTTCAGGCCAACAGGGACGATAAGAGGATCAGGGTAAGGAACGACAATGGTACTTTCGCGGGTGATATCCGCGATATGCTTCTCACGATCTTCCAGCGGAAACTGCCCAGTAAGAGAGTCGTGTACTTGAAGCAATATATCCACATCAGGTAGGTTCGCATCGATGTTTGTGTAGGCGTGGTTGATGATGATGGCTACGGTGGATTGGGGAATCCATGCCACCATTTCGTTGATGATGTTGCCCTCGACCCGGTCGAACCACCTGCGCCGATAGCCGAAAGCATTCTCCATCGTGGCAGTGCGCTCCGCTTTCTTAGTGAGGCGCTCTTGCCACTGCTTAATTTCCGGGAACTTCTCGAAGTACCACTTCTGAATCCGTGTCACATCGTTGACCAAAAGGCCACACTGTCCGGCTATCGTAGGGGGCTTCCCCATGTAGTTGGTCCCGTGGCACAGCTTCTTGAAGACTTGGTAGGCCGGGTGGGACTTCGTGATCGACGGGTCGTGGTAATACTCCTGCGCGACGGCTACGTAAGGCTTTACTCCTGCCGCGAACAGGTCTTTCATCCCCCGGCAGTTCGACTCCCACGTCACTATTCTCAGGTCCGCTGAGTCCAAGTCCAGGTCGAACATCTCCCGTCCATTGTCCGGTATGAACATCTCTCGGCAGTTTGGGATTGCCACTGTGAATTCTCCGTTGCTTTTGAATGGCGTCTAGGGCTTGCTGCTCAGTGGTGAAGTGGCCCAGGTAAGCGTTGCCCCCCTTGGTGCCGCTTACGAACTTGGCGGTCCAGTCCCCGGTGCGGTAGTTGTAGCGCACACCCCCCATCTTGGGGGGTAGGCCAGTGATTCGGACCCCTACCATATCAGGAATCGAAACCCCACTAAAGACACTAAGCACAATAAGGTGCTTAAGGGTGGGGTCGAATTCATTGCCCTCGTAGGCGTGCAGGGACCGCTCCGCTATGCCGGTGACATCGGTGAGCCCCGATACGGTGTAGTTGTAGTCAAGTCGGAACTTCTTCAGCCAGCGCGAGAAGTACGCGCCAGCCGAGGTCCGGGTTGAGGCTTTCGGCATGGCGGTCTCCTTAGAAAGCTTTGCCGCCTTCAGCAGCACGGTTCTCGACCTTGTGGTCGGGGCGGACTGCGTTGAAGGCCAGCTTCTCTTCGATGGCGCCACCTAAGTCGAGGTCGAGGGCACCGGCCAAGTCGCCAATGCGAATCATGGCATCAGCCAGTTCCACTTCCAGCATCGTCCGGTGCGGGAGCTTGTCGTCCATCAGGTTCTTGCGATAACCTTCGAGCCCCTCGCTAACCTCCGAGTGGATGAGGCACAGCTTCTCCTGCACGATGCGATACTTCTTGAGGTTCTCCGGGGCGCAGAGGTTCTCGCCCGTCTTCAAGTCCGTCCACCATCCAGCATTGTAGGAAGCCTTAAAGCACACCGACACAAACTTGTTGACACCGTCACGTACTGACATCATTCATCTCCAGCAGTAATGTTTTGCAGGTTATACCCGCTACCAAAGGCGTCCGTAGAGGACGAGAAACGGAACGTAGTTGTTCCAGTTATGTTGTAGGAGCAGTGGACTCTTCCATCATGGCCTATTGCTCCTGCCTTCAACGCGTTCGCTGCGACGGTTTCACAAGAGCGAAACTCTTTGATAGCATCAACCAGCGGTCGGAGGTATGGAACTTTTGCGCGGAACGTATCAAGCGCTGCGTCGTCACACGATGGACCGATAGAACCGCGTTTCTTCTGGACCGGTAAGCCAAGCTCTTCGTAGAAGAACTTCTGCATTTGCTTGGGCGACTTAGGGTTGAGCGGCCACCCCACCATCTGCTCGATAGCCTGGATACATTCCTTCGCATGGTGGTTCAGCCTCGCTCGCATTGCAGTCTGTCGTGCCTTATCGATGCGTACACCCCGAACCATAGTACGCAGCACTGGATAGAATAGCTTCTGCTGAAAGTCGTGTGGTCCACGCAGTCCCATCTTATCCACAACGGTCTGAAGAACTTCATCGGCCTCATAAGTCCGAACGCAGTCCTCACAGTTGTACGTCCAATAACGATCTTCATCTTGGTCTGCTCCTTTGTCCCATTCCTTGCCATCATCCTTCCAATACACGTACCACTCGTTAGTCATCGACGCGATATGGTCGAGGGACTTCGGCATTCCCGGAAAGCAAACGTGGAAGGCGACCATAGTGTCACGCCCAAAGCGTGGTACGAATCCCCAATGCCGCAGAATATACTGAGTGTCGTAGATGAAGTT